CAACGGTGTTAGCGCACATTCGATAGGCCGAAAGAAAGCGCAAGAGCAGTACGACTAACCTTGCTAGGCCATAGACTAAGGGCTGGCTATCAGGTGCTACTAGACGTAGTGATAGCAATATCAGGTGCTAGATAGACGTAGTGATAGCCAGCCAGACTAAAAAAGAATATGCAGACTAAATACGAATATGACTTGACTATCAAATACGAATAAGACTAGACTACAGAATACAAGGTGACGAGGCACCAAAACCTGCCAGTCGATGGACTGATAATAAACAGAACCTGTCTAGCAGTATATCCTGCAAGGTGACAGATACGAACGGGCTAGGGGACTAGCAATCGGAGCGTCAAATATACCTGCCTATCCTTAGGGCGATGTAGTAGGGCTACACACTCAAAGAGTGACAACGGGATAAGCGGCGATACACTGAGTATCAGCTAGGCGGAGAGGGCCAAGCTAGGGGTAGAGGGCTGACAATCCAAAGCCTCTAGCTATTACAAGGTGCAATGGTGCGCCTATATTGAGAGAGGACTAAGACTATGAAAACCAAAACTATCAAAATGTTCGGCAAGACTGTAGCAGTAGTAGGCAAGCGTCCACGGGTTAGCAAATACCGTTTTGGTGTTAGCAGTGGCAGCACGTTTATGGGACTGCATACAGGCAAGGTTAGTCGGTACTTACATGTGCCGATGTTTGCTAACCGTACGTTTGGGGGTGTTGCAGACATTACACGCACTTGACATATAGGGGACAACAGTGCTAGTTACTGTTGTACCTTGTAATAGCTAGGACGGAGAGAGCAGATGACTGTAGCAAACATACTGGCAATCTATAAACTTGCCAATCCAGACGAAGTTAAGCATGGCATGACATGGTATCATGCAGCCAAGTGCGAGTGCCAAAAGATAGCAGACAAGCACGGCATACCAGTGCATATTGCAGTGGGTGTTGTGGCGGCACTATCACCCAACAATAAGTGGGACAGAAACGTGACCAATGCAGATGACTTGATAGGTGCGTTCATGCGTGGTGACCATATCGAATCGGTAAAGGTTAGCACATACCATACCATGCGAGCCAAGGCGTGGTGCATACTGCAAGACATGCCAGACTATGCGTGGACAAAGACTATACTCAATGGGCAAAAGATAGTATGCTTTTATGAGAATATCATGGGCGAAGATACATGCACCATAGACGGACATGCTAGGAACATTGTGTACGGTGAGCGTATAGGCTTGACGGATGACAAGACTAACATAGGCAAGAAAGAGTATGCCATGCTGCAAGATTTATATAGACATGCGGCGAAGCAGTGTGGTATCAAAGCATATGAGATGCAAGCTATCACATGGGTGGCATGGCGTAGGATTCACAACATAGGGTAATAACATGTACGAAAAAATACACGCAGGACATATCATAATATTGTTACTGGCATTGACGCAGGTTGTAGATATTGTACAGTACATTATAAACTAGGGGGCATAGATGTTTATCATTGACTTAGCATTGATAATAGTGGTAATGCTTATAGGCATAGCACTAGGACTAGCAGGGTTGGCATATGCTGACATGATTAACCAAGCGTTTAAGGATTAGGATTATGAGAACCACAAAGCGTATGTTAGAAAACAGACTATCACGCATCAATCGTAGACTAGGTGTAAACTATGCACTGAATAACGCACCACACTATGGTGGCTGGCAGCTAACTTGTAATGAGGGCAGCACTATCATACAGCATAGACTAGCACCACGCGAGATGTTAACCTATCTTGATGGACTAATCACAGGCATGGACATGATGGAAGGGGCATACAAATGACTGGGCATTGCATAGAAAAACCACCAGAAAAAACATGGGCTAGTGCCAAGCTGTATCGGTGTGACCTATACGATACACGCTGGCCTGTATGCGGCACACGTTTAGTGTGGGTAGTAGTAGGCAGGAAGTGGGTGAGGTTTTGCACACCCATACAGCGAGACAAGTGGAAGATTAGACGCAGTGAGTGGGACAAGATACCAAGCGAGGAGTTTGTAAAATGACTAGGCATCTACAATTACAAGTAAGTGACACACACAAGCTATCTGTAGCACAGTTCATAGAGGATGGTGAAGTTAGGCATGAGGTAGCACTAATGCGCTACATGCCAAGGCGTAAGAGTTATGAGATTGTTGAGGTCATAGAGGTATATGACGTACAGGAATTGTTTGACCTAATCTGTGGCGCATATGAGGGTGACTTCAGCATATGGGAAAACCAGTACGAGGTGATGTTAGACTTTGAAATTGACAACGACAACGAACCTATGCTAAGTCTTATCATAGACAATGACGTGGACAACTTAACTATCAGAGGTAAGGACAATGACGACACTTAACTTAAAAGACAGTGAGATTGCAATCGTGTGGTCTATTGCAGACGTGTTGCTAGAGTGTGACTGGCTGACAGAAGACCAAGCATATGAGGTGCTGCATGCTTTAAAGCACAGGCATGACGCAACCATTGGTATAAATTGGGATACCATCTATTACACAGGGGTAGCTATGTACCCACAGGGAGAGGACGCATGAGCATGTACATTGATACATACTGCAAGGACGTGTACTCTGACGACAGGCTAGAACCTACTGTCAAAAAAATGACAGCACTATCCATCAAGATACAAGATGCAGAGTGGGATGGAGAAGATGTAACAGCTATGCGACAGCAGCTACGCACACTGAAGCAACAGCATGAGGATGGTGTAGAATTTACACCACGGTTTTAATGAGAGTGACACCAATACACAGAGCAGTGATGCAACAACGTAGGAGACAGAGCAATGAAAGACCTAAGACAAAAGATGCTAACCCACCACAACAATCTAAGAGCGATAGTGCAGACACTAGAAGAATGTCAAGACCTGTGGATGTCAGACGTAAAGACACTTAATGAAATGGTGTATGAAATTAGTAGAGACTTCGAGTTCCAACCACCGTTGGATGATGAAGGTAACCGTATGTTCTATGCAAACAACTGGGTACTGAAGGATGATGAAGATGATTGCTAGACGTAACAAGTATGACGATGCCTACGTTATGGGCTATCACAATGGCTATCATGGGTTGACATATGACAACCAATATGATAAGAACAAACAGGCTCAGTATCATATCAAGTTTAAGATGGGGTATGTGCAGGGGGAATTGTTGCGTACCAAAGAGGAAGGACAGAGCAATGAGCATGGGGTATAAGAACTGTATGCACTGTAGTGGTGAGGCTGAAGCCTTGTACGCAGTGGATGGAATGATTGAATACTACTGCCCTGAGTGTCAGATGCAGTGGGCAGAAGAACCAACACCAATCTATCAGTCACCATTACAGACATGGTTACTGGATAAGTATGGAGAAGCATGATGGATGTACTACTTACAGTATGGATTGTATCTATGTTAGCAGTAGCAGTGGTGGGTATGCTAGGTGACTATGAATCTGTAACAGGTGTACAGTTTGTAGTCATGTTAGCAGGTGTATTCATCATCGGTATAGCAGGGATGCTATCCATCTAAGACATGTCTTAAATGTAATACATGTTATACATGTTATAGTATATAGTAAAAGGGGGTCTTCTCATGGTTGTAACTTTAGAAACTAACCAAGACCTATTTGAGCATCAGCTTGAACTTGAGGCAGACATGCTGACAGGTGGTGTCAATCGCTTCAGGAAGGCCAGAGACAAGGCCATTGAAAAGGGTAGGGAATCACACCTGCCACATGGTAGAGCCATTGTGGGTACAGTTGTGGGGCAGGTAGCACAGGGTATTGAACAGTACCTAGCCAACCCTAGCAATCCATCACGAGACATAGCATGGAAGCGTGTCAGGGATATGGATGCAGAGCAGGTAGCTTACCTCTCAGTGGTGTCGTTGGTTGACAGCATCAGCAGGAAGAACACACTGCTGCATGTGGCACGTACCATTGGTACTAACATTGAGATGCAGGATAGACTAGACAGATGGGTACACGCAGAGGGTAGCGTAGCAAAGAACACAATCAAAGAGGCTATGAAGAAAGCCTATGGTGCTAGACGCTACGGCCTGACGCACAAGATGAACAAGGATGGGTATGAAGAATCAGCATGGCTGAAGTCAGAGCGTGTGCATGTAGGCTTTAAGATGGTTGACATAATCATCCAGCACACAGGCATTGTAAAGCTGGACACACAGCAGACTGAGCGTAGACGTAGGGCTACCTATGTCAAACCTACTGATGGTACGCTAGAGTTTATCAAAGCGTTCAACGAATACATGGAAGTATCAAGGCCACGGTACTTGCCCTGCATAGTACCACCCAAGGACTGGACAGATGTACAGGGTGGTGGGTTTCATGGTCACGACATAGACGAACTACCTATAGTGAGGCGCAAATGAGTTTGAAGACACACCTACGCAGACTAAGACAGGAAGACTTGAGCCAAGAGTATGCCTGTCTTAACACACTGCAACGGACAGAGTGGCGTATCAACAAGCCATTGCTTGAGGTGATGCGTACCATATGGGACAACGGACATGAGTGGGGTAAGCTACCAGCCAAAGAGGATATACCACTACCTGAGTATCCCTTTGACCGTGACCCCAAGCAGTTGACTGAGGATGAGAGGGATGAGTTTCGTGCATGGTCACGCAAGCGTAATCACATCTACTCTCTCAACAACCGCAGCGTGAGCAAGCGCATACAAGTAGAGCGTACACTACAGATAGCAGAACAGTTTGCTAAGTACGACAGGTTCTATTACGTATGGCAGAACGACTTTCGTTCTCGCAAGTATGCAAGCAGCACGTTCCTCTCACCTCAGTCTGCCGATTGGAGCAAAGCACTGCTTGAGTTTGGCTACCCAATGGCTATTAATAATTGGGATGACGCACGGTGGTTGTGTATTCATGGTGCTAACCTGTATGGTAACGACAAGGTTACACTAGACCAGCGTGAGACATGGGCATGGGAGTACGCAGAGATGTGGGCGCACCGCATTGTGTCCAACCCATACGAGTGCATGGTCTGGCTTGAGGCAGACAAACCATTCCAGTTCTTGGCGTGGTGCTACGAGATGTCAGGCCTGATGAAGCATAGCTGGGGGTACGAGACACGTCTACCTGTGTCGGCAGATGGTAGCTGCAATGGGCTACAGCACCTCTCTGCTATACTGAGGGACAGGCAGGGTGGAATGGCTACCAACCTAGTACCATCAGACATACCTCAAGACATCTACACACAGGTGGCAGACAAGACTATCGCACGTGTGCAGCAGGACGACACAGAACTAGCACGTAAGTGCTTGGCCTTTGGCATAGACAGGAAGCTTGCCAAGCGTCCAGTGATGATTGTCCCCTACTCAGGTACACGTCACGCATGTCGTGGCTACATAGAGGAAGCTATGCACGATAAGATAGATGCTGGTGAGCCTAACCCATTCGGTGATGATTTGTTTGAGGCATCCAGCTACCTAGCTGGTCACGTGTGGGATTCAATCAGTGAGGTGATTGTGTCAGCACGTAAGGTGATGGACTACGTTAAGGATGTAGCTGATGTGTATGCTCAGATGAACAGGCACATGGAGTGGGTCACACCTACAGGATGGTTAGTGTTACAACAATACAGTGAGGTGCAGCAGAAAAGAATCAAGACACATATCAATGGGGACATCGTGTCGTTGTCCTTTCCTAAAGACAAACCAAACTCTGTGAACAGGCAGAGGACAGGGTTGGGCAGTAGCCCTAACTTTATCCACAGTCTGGATGCGTCAGCTATGACCAAGACTATCAACAAGGCAAGCAAGCTAGGCATCCAAGACTTTGCTATGGTACACGACAGCTACGGTACACACAGTAGTATGATGCCACTGTTGTCTGAGGTATTACGTGAGGAGTTTGTTAATATGTATGAGCAGCATGATGTGTTGACAGAGTTGAGACAACATGCTATCAAGGTACTAGGTACTGAAGATGTACCAGTGCCACCAGCTAGGGGTGAATTAAATTTGCGTGAGATACTACAATCGGAGTATTTCTTTGCGTGATTTCTAAAGTTACAACCTAGCCAAGTACTAACTAGCATAGAACAGGAGTTACAAATATGCTGAAGATTAAAGGCAATGCACAATGGGCGAAAGTATTTGAACCAGACACTCGCTATGTCGATGACGGTGAGTATTCGATTCAGGTAATCGTACCAGAAGAACAAGCAGCACACGTGTGTGAACAGTTAGATAGCATGGTCAATGCCAAACATGCTGAAGCTGTCAAGGACAATCCTAAACTCAAGACTGTCCTGTCCACACGTCAATCATACACACAGGATGTAGACGAAGCAGGTAATCCGACTGGTAACTTAGTCTTCAAAGCTAAGATGAAGGCGGTAGTTAAGTCTAAGGATGGGCAGTCATGGGAACAGAAGCCTATGGTTGTTGATGCCAAGCGTACACCAATG